GAGATCCTGAAGTATTTTTGAACCACCCTGATATTCATAGAGTATATAGAGCAGGAATGGTATCTTATTTTTATGATGATTATATTAAAGATAAAGATACAATAGTATTCAAACACGAACCATATTTTCAATCAGACCATATAATGAAAAAGAAACATTTGATTGAAAATTGGTGTGATTTATTGGATATAAAATACGAAAAACAACTTCCAATTCTATATCCTAATATGATTCAAAAAGATATTAGCTATAATTGGAAACGTGATAAACCAACCCTGATTCTTCATACAAATGGTGGACCAACACAACAAGATTCTTTATATTCTTGGACTAGAGATATGCCTTATGGTATAGCTAATAGTATTGTAGAAAGATACTCAGATAAATATCACATTATTCAAGTAGGAAGAAACCCACTTCATGCAATACCAGGTGTTGAGTTTATTAGTGAACCAATGACTAACCATGAATTATTTAGTATATTAGTTTTATCTGAAAAACGAGTATTAATAGATTCTTGTTTACAACATGCTGCTGCCGCTATGGGATTAAATTCAACGGTTCTATGGATTGGTACTTCACCTCAAAACTTTGGGTATAATATGCATTCAAATATTGTAGCTAATCCTCCAGTAGGAAATGTAAAATTAATTGATTCATATTTATTTGATTATTCATTTGATGGTATAGCACATGAATGTCCTTATATGGATGCATCCGAAATGTTTAATATTGAAGAAATTTTTAAAACTATAGATAAATAATGATAACAGTATTATTTGGCCAACCCCATTCTGGCAAATCCACTTTAGCAAACGAGCTAAAAGGGCATAACATCGATGGGGATAAATTAAGAGAAATATTTCAGAATAAAAATTTTACTCGTGAAGGACGTATACAAAACTTAAATAGAGCTAGTGATATAGCTTGTTATTTAGATAGTAGAGGTGAAGATGTTATTTTATCTTTAGTCTATCCTTATAAAGAAGCAAGAGATTATCTTAATAGTCTATCGGATAACGTTAAATGGGTATATCTTCATTATGAGGGAAATAGAGGTAGAGAAAACTTCCATGTTTCTGATTTTGATTTGGATACCACAGATAAGATATTATCTTTAAATACATCAACATTAACAATTGAAGAATGTGTAAATCAAATAAAAAGTTATATATATGCAAAAAGTACTAGCAGTAGGGAATAGAAAAACAGATGGTTATGCTATGTTTATTGGAAGATGGCAACCTTGGCATCCCGGCCACAGATGGTTAATTGATCAACAATTAGATAAAGGAAAGAAAATTCTTTTATGTGTACGAGATGTTCCCAAAGATGATAAAAATCCATGGTCTGCCGACGATATTCTTATTATGTTAAATAATGAATTAACAGATCTTATTCAAGAAGGAAAATTAAAAGTTATGATTATTCCTGATATTGAATCTATAAATTTTGGTAGAGGTGTGGGATATGATGTTATTGAATACCAACCACCACAAGAAATACACGACATTTCAGCAACCAAAATTCGTGAACAAATGAAGATTGAAGGGAAATTATGATAGTAGAACCTAAAAGACACATCGCCAAGACGATATCATATAGAATTATTAGTACCCTTATAGGATTTGCTATAATGTGGGCAATAAGTGGTTCAATTAAAGTAGGTGCTGCTTTTGGTATTGCTGAATTAGTTTATAAACCAATACAGTATTATATTCATGAAAGAGTTTGGTATAAGTATATTAAATTTGGATTAAAAAAATAAAATAAATAATAAAAGGGGAGTTTTTTGACTCCCCTTTCTTATCTTTTATAATAGTATTTAAAAACCTAATATTTATTATAAAAACAATATAGATGGCTACAATCAGTACCTCAGGTATATCACCTTCCCAAATAATCCGTTCAACACATTTATTAAGAATAATAAATGCCTTAGATGGTACTACCTCTGATGATATAATAATTTCAGGTTCATTAAATGCACTTCATGTAACAGGTTCATTTAAAGGAGATGGTTCTCAATTAACAGGTATAACTGGAGAATGGGATGGTTCATTAGATGGTAATGCTACAATTACGGGTTCTTTACAGGTATCCTCAGGTATAACAGGTTCATTATTTGGTACTGCTTCATATTCAACAGTAGCTCAAACTTTATTAGGATCAGTAACAAGTGCTTCATATGCTAATATTGCCTCAAGTTCATTGTTTGCAACTTCTGCTTCACAATCAACAAGTGCTAGTTATGCTGTTAATTCAACATCATCGTCATATGCATTAACTGCTTCTTATGCAATATCAGCTTCATATGAGATAAATTATGAAACCTCAAGTTCATACGCTGAGACGGCTACAAGTTCATCTTTTGCTATAAATTCATCAAGTTCATTATTTTCTACAAGTGCTTCATTTGCTTCAAGTAGTACAACCTCTTCATATGCATTAACAGCATCCTATGCAATGAATGGTGGAGGTGGTGGTTCAGCTTTTCCTTACACAGGAAGTGCAGGTATATCAGGTTCATTAAATGTAAATGGTTCTATAACAGCATCGTTCTTTACAGGAAATGGTTCTGCCCTAACGGGTATAACAAGTACCCCAATTGCATGGTTAGAATCAAACGCTACTGATTTAACAATTTGGAATAATGGTAAAAGTAATCTATCTGGTAATACATCATTTGGTGAAAATGCTTTAAGAGTTACTACAGGAAATTTTAACACAGCATATGGAGTTTTTGCTCTATATAAAAATACAACGGGAACCCATAATACCTCTCTAGGATATAGTACTTTATCTAATAATACAGTTGGAATTTATAATGTAGCTGTAGGTAATCAAGCATTACAAAACAATACTTCAGGAAGTTTTAATACTGCCATAGGATTAGCAGCACTTGGTATTAGTCAATCAGGTTCTAATAATACAGCTCTAGGAAGAAGTGCCGGAGCCTTTATGTCAGGTTCATCATCAAATAACTTATATCTAGGAGCAGAAGCCGGACCCTCATCTAACACCACAGAAAATAACCAACTATATATTGCTTCAGGTTCAGGAACTCCTTTAATAGGAGGAGACTTTTCTACTAAAACAGTTACTATATCAGGTTCATTAAATATAAGTGACTCATCTTCAACTCTTAATATAATTGGTAATGGATTTGGTCAAGCAAGTTTAATATCTCCAAATGGTGCTTTAGTATTAACTCCGGGATTATATGGAGTTCAAATTAATGGTGCTTATCCTGATTTATCAGTAAATGGTAATGTAACAGCTGTTGGTAACGTAGGTATAGGAACAACAAATCCAACCTCTAAATTAGATGTAAACGGTAATACCAACATAACAGGTTCATTAAATATAACAGGTTCAGTTAATATTACAAGTGTATTAACTTTAACACAAACTAACCCACTACCCTCAAACCAACCAACAGGTTCAATATCAGTATCAGGATCAGGAGCAAATTGCAAACCTTATTTTTATAATGGAACTGATTGGACATCAATGATATAAATTAAATAAAAACAACGTTATGATCAAACCAACAAAGTTACAAGAAACAGAATTACAAGAATTAAACTTATTTCAAGAACAATCTGAACTACTAATTGAAAAATTAGGTCAATTAGCATTCAGAAAATTACAAATTGAAACAGAAGAACAACGCTTAAAACAACAACACCAACAACTAATATCATTTGAAATTGAAATTGGTAAAAAATTAAAAGAAACATATGGTGATGTTCAAATAGATTTAAAAGATGGTACAATAACCTACTCATAAGAGTAGGTTTTGAATCCTTTTTTAATATTTATTATCAAATCGATAAATTAAACTTAATATAATTAAAAATGGCTGAAACATTATTATCTCCTGGTGTATTAACTAGAGAAAATGACCAATCACAAATTACACAAGGTCCAATCACAGCAGGTGCTGCCATTGTTGGTCAAACTGTAAAAGGTCCGGTTGGAATACCTACTTTAGTTACTTCATATAGTAGCTATATCTCGAAGTTCGGTGGAGCTTTCGTTACCGGAGGAACAACACAAGAATATTTAACTTCAATCTCTACTTATAATTACTTTCAACAAGGTGGAACTAGTCTATTAGTAACACGTGTAGTAAATGGTACATTTTTACCTGCTTCAAGTAGTGCTATTGTAAATGCTGTTAGTGGTGGTGTAACTCCTTCATTTGCATTAGAAACACTATCTGCTGGTAACATTATGAATAGTAATGGTGCTACAGGTTCTAATAACTCATTAGTATCTGGTTCTGCTGATAACCTAAGATTCGAAGTCGTAGGAGCTAACACAGGAAGTGGTACATTTAGTTTATTGATTAGAAGAGGAAATGATACTGACAACTCAAAAGTTGTTTTAGAATCATGGAATAACGTATCATTAGATCCAAACCAACCAAACTATATTGAAGCTGTAATTGGTAACCAATCAATTGATGTTTCAAACGGATATACTAATGTAACAGGTGATTATACTAATAAATCAGCTTACGTAAGAGTAAAATCTGTAACAAACAACACATTAAATTATTTCGATAATAACGGTACACCTAAAACTTCATTAACTGCATCTGTTCCAGTTAATCAAACAGGTTCATTTGGTGGTGCTGCAGGTACATTAGGTGGAGTTTATACTTTACCAGCAGATGCTTACACTTCTTCTTTAAACTTGTTAGCTAATAGCGACGAATTTAGATATAATGTAATTACTGTACCAGGTATAACACAAGAAGCTAGCTCATCAGCTATTGCTTTATTAACAACAAATACTTCAAACAGAGGAGATGCTATTGCCATCATAGATTTAGTAGGAGAAACTTCATCATTAGCTACTGCAGTATCTGAAGCAAGCGAAATTGATAATAGTTACGCTGCTACTTACTGGCCTTGGGTTCAAGTTAATGCACCACAAACAGGTAAATTAACATGGGTTCCACCATCAACAATCATACCTTCAGTATTCGCTTATAACGATAGAGTAGCTGCACCATGGTTCGCACCAGCAGGTTTCACTAGAGGAGCTTTAAGTGTAATTCAAGCAAAAAGAAAATTATCTCCAACAGATAAAGATACTTTATATGCTGCTAATATCAATGCAATTGGAACTTTCCCTGGACAAGGTGTTGTTGCTTACGGGCAAAAAACATTACAGAAAAAAGCTTCAGCTTTAGATAGAATCAACGTAAGAAGATTGTTAATCGAATTGAAATCATATATTGGTCAAGTTGCTAATACATTAGTATTCGAACAAAACAGTAATGCTACAAGAAATAGATTCTTAGCTCAAACTAACCCTTACCTTGAATCAATCAAACAAAGAGAAGGTTTATATGCTTACAAAGTAGTAATGGATGATACAAATAATACAGCAGACGTAATTGATAGAAATCAATTAGTAGGTCAAATATTCGTTCAACCAACTAAAACAGCTGAATTCATTATCTTAGACTTTAACGTAACACCAACAGGAGCTACATTTTAATAAAACACTTTAGGATTAAAGCCCTACTATAAGGGCTTTTTTCTTAATATTTATCATAAACATTAATAATAAAAATATAACATGGCAATATTAAATCCAAATGAAATTATGTTCACTGCTTTCGAACCAAAAGTAGCAAACAGATTTATCATGTATGTAGAAGGAATTCCGGCATATTTAATTAAAAAAGCATCTACACCTGGATTTGACGCTGGTGAGATAACATTAGATCACATTAACGTTTACCGTAAAATAAAAGGTAAAGTTAAGTGGAATGATATGACATTATCGTTATATGATCCAATCGCTCCTGCAGGTTCACAAGCAGTAATGGAATGGATGCGTTTGTCTCACGAATCTGTAACAGGTAGAGATGGGTATAGTGATTTCTATAAAAAAGATTTAACTATGAACATTTTAGGACCAGTAGGTGATATCGTAGGTG